GTGAATTACAAATCCTAAAGTATTACAGGCTCACTAGAAAGTGGGCTTGTAAGACTTACGGGTTAACAGATGCCGATCTTGAACTTCTAATATTTTTAGATTGTCAAAAACGGTTTACAAGACAAGATTTTATTGATGGTACTTATACCATGAGCTGGGATAAAACTCGGTGGGACAAATTAAGAAGATTAGGCTGGATAGAGGTTTGGAGACATAGAAATCGCACGACGATAAAATATAGCATATTTAAAACCTCGTTTAAGTGCAGCCAACTTATAAGTAGAATATACAGGATATTACTAGGAGAAGAAGACATGCCTGTATCAGAAAGAAGTGTGTTCTACGATAACAAATCATATACTGATAAAGTTTACAATAAAGCTATAGATGATATGATTAAAGACCCTGAAAGATAATGGCGTATAAAATGAAAAACAATAACTTAGGTAAAGCTACTAGACAAGCTGGTAAGCCTAAGTCAAGACAAACAGATTCACCTATTAACTTCAGTTGGAGTGGGATGATGGACAAAGCAGGTACCGCCTTGAGCGTTGCAGGTATGATACCAGTAGTAGGTAATCTTGCTGACGGTGCAAATACAGCTCTGTCTGCTAGTAGAGCTGGATACGCTAAGTATAAAGGAGACGAAGCTGGATATAAAAAGCATAGAAACGAAGCAGCTATAAATGCTGCGTCTATGATACCAGGTGCTGGATTAGCCGTTGGTGCTGGTAAACTAGCTGTCAAAGGTGTTAAAGCAGTAAAAGGTGCTAACGCTGTTGCTGACGCAACTAAAGTAGCCAAAACAACTAAAGCAGCTAAAACAGCTGACAAGTCTATTGATCTAAGCAAGACAGAAAAAGCTGTTGGCAAGACAGTAAAAGAAACAGCAAAGAAGGTTGCAAAAGATACAGTTAAGGAAGCTCCAAAAAACATAACAAAAGAAGGCGCTAGCAATGAGGCTAAGAAAATAGCTAACAAGGAAAAAAAGCCTAGCAAACCTAAAAAAATAGCAACTAAGAAGGTTAAAAAGCCAAACATTAAGAAAATAGCATAATGGGATTTAAACTAGGTAGCGAAAGTAGAAAAGTAAGAAACTCAAAAGAAACACCTATATTCCGCAAGAAACTAGGTGATGGTATATTAGGCGAGGCTAATATGGATGGATCTATATACATAGATAAGTCTGTGAAAAAAGGTAGTGCTCTTGAAAAAAGAGTTATTAACCACGAAGGCAAACACGCTGAAGACATGGCAGCAGGCAAACTTTCTTACGGAGATGATTACGTTAGACACAATGGCAAAACGTATCCTCGTAAAGATGGTAAAATAAAGTATAATGGTAAGTGGTCTGAAGAAGGTAGTATGGATTTTCCTTGGGAAAAAGCTGCTAAGAAGGCTGAAACAAAAAAATAAACTATGGCGTTTAAAATGAAAGGATTTCCAATGCAGAAAGAGTCTGCAATGAAAATGAAAAAAGGAGACGGGCAAGTACCGCTGTCAGCTTATGAAAAGAAGAAAGGCACAGAGATCACTGGAGGAAGCAAAGTTGAAAAAATAAACGATCTTGAAGATAGAATTGAGTTTTTGCAGTCAGACTTGAACGAAGGCAAAGGTGATATTGCTCAATTAAAAATATTAAAAGCCAAACTAGCTCAACTAAAAAATTCATGATAAGCAACTTGGTAGGAGGATTATTTGGTAAGATAGTAGATAATGCAGAAGGTATACTTGATAAAGTTATTACTACAGACAAAGAGCGCGATGAAGCTAAGCTTGCTCTTAAACAGCTACTTCTTGATGCGGAACGCGAAGCGTTTGCGAAAGAGGTTGAAGATCGCAAAGATGCGCGCGATATGTATAAAGATGATGCTATTATTCAAAAGGTTCTAGCAACACTATTTACAGTGGCATACTTTGGTATTACTTACGTAATGTTTAATTACTTTGTAACAGAGTCGATAGATCTTGGTGAATTTGAAATTAGCTTTATATCAACAATATTTGGTGCTATGAGTGCTAAAGTAAACACGATAATAGACTTCTTCTTCGGTGGAAGCTCAAAGAAAAACGAACAAACAAACAAATAAAATTATGGGAATGAATTCAACAGCTACAGCTTATAACTTTGGACAATTTGGTTCTACGTTCCTAAGCGGTGATGGAGCTATATTAGACTTAACTGGCGCAACAGCTAAATACTATGTTTGTGCTATAACTATGGTAAGTGCAACAAAGTTTGGTGGTGCTGGACTAGGAATACTAGACGCTGGTAAAGGTCTTGGTTTAGCTAACACACATTTTGCTTCAAACGAAGACACTCAGACTTTAGATACAGATTGGGGCGCTGTTACAACTGCAGCTGATAACGATAGTGATCTTGTAGTAGTAGACGGTAGTGGAACAGAGTTTCCTGCTGGTATGACTTTATATGGTATGTATGACTATGTCGAGTTGCACGCTGGAGACGTTATATGCTACGTGGCGCCAAGACCAGATTACAGAACTAGAGCAGCTGTTATATAATGGCGTTAGGTAACGCAAATACATCAGCTCAAGCTAGAGGCAAGAACAAGCCTGTAATAGTAAAGAGAAGAAAAGAAATAGTCTTAGCCAAAACGTACGGCTCTATTTCTGGAACAACAGTTCAAGCTCGAGCTGCTTGCAATACTAGAGACTCTCTTAGTGAGACATACTACCACAATGGCAGTGGATCAACTCCTGTTGTTAACGATAGAGTTTATGTTTCGAGAAGAGCTGATAATGAAAGAGGCGTATTACAAGATGGGTTTTACAAAGTTACGGCTGATAGTAGAAGCTTTGGGAGTATACAAATAAGATACGGGGTAGTTGCAGCCGTAGAATCCTGCAGATAACAATTAACTTTAATTAAATTAAATCATGGCAAAAAGAAAGACTCCTAAGGTAGAAAGCCTTAGACCAAAAACTATTACGCAAGAGGAATTACAAAAGCTTCAAGGCGTAGTTAAAGCAATCAACGAGGCTCAAATGCAGCTAGGTATGGTTGAAACTCAAAAACACAATATGTTACACGAGGTTGTTAAGCTTCAAGATATGGTGAACGCTATTCAAAAAGACTTAGTTAGTAAGTACGGCAAACACGATGTCAACATAGTTGATGGAACAATTAAATATAATGAAAATGGAAACGACGAAGCTAATAAGGAAGATAACAATAGGTAAAGACTATAAAGTCGACTCAATGCACTACTCAGTAGGGCAAGAGGTATACGGTGGCCATACTATTTGTGATATTATTGAAGAGGACGAAAAGTACTCAATATATATTAGAAAAAACAAAGATGTGCTTCCGTGGAAAGACTTTAACAAAAACATGGCTATTTCAGTAGAATATAACCTACAGTACTAATGCAGAGTGTTTACGGTTTTGTTATAACTCCTAGTGGTGGTAGATATAAAAATACTAGTAAAGTTGGTGACAAAGAGTTAATAATAAACTCTGAGATTTATAACCATCAGTTTACTAATAGAGAAGCTACAGTTGTTGAGGTTCCTAAAATAAACAGCACAGGCATTAATAAAGGAGATACGGTGATAGTTCATCACAACGTTTTTAGAAGATGGACTGATGTTCGTGGTAACGAAAAGAATAGTAAAAACTATTTTGACGACGACACATACGTTGTATACCAAGATCAAATATTTCTATATAAAAATACTAAATGGAACTCTATGCCTGGCTTTTGCTTTGTAAAGCCAATAAAAGCTATTGGTAACTTTGATACAGATCAAGAACAACCTTTGAAAGGCATAGTTAAACATACGGATGGTAGCGTGGAAAAAGGAGATCTAGTTGGTTTTACGCCTAACTCTGAATACGAGTTTGTTTTTGAAGGAGAAAGACTGTATAGAGTGTACTCTAAATTTATTACAATTAAATATGAATATCAAGGAAACGAAGAAGAGTATAATCCAAGCTGGGCATAAGGCTGTTGAAGAACTTATCAAAGTTGCAAAGGAAGCTATTGTGGATGGTGATGATGACATTACTGCCGATAGACTTAAGAACGCTGCTGCTACAAAGAAGCTCGCGATCTTTGATGCCTTTGAGATACTTAATCGCATACAAGAAGAACAAGCTTTACTCGAGGGTAAGGCTGTTGAAGAGAAGAAAGAGAAGGTTTTTAAGGGCTTTGCCGAAGGTAGATCTAAATAATGTACGAGCAAACTTTATACAAAGTAATAGAGCCAATAAAAAAGACTACAATAAGTAGACTTAACAAAGGCAAGAAATGGGTGCAAGGCTACAGCAAGGAGCACGATGTTATAGTTATTGGTGATACTGGTAAAATCGGAGAAGTATACGAGATACAAGGCCTAAAGATAGCATTGCCAAAAGCGCCGAGTAGTGTGTATAGCAACGATGACAAAAAGTGGAAACAACTTGAAAAACCTGAGATACTTAAAAAAATTAAAACAATATTTGACTGGAAAGCGTATCCGGAAGATCAAAAAGAGCAGTGGCACGAATATATCGACGGAGAGTTCGATAGGCGCAACGGTGGTTTTTGGTTTAATAATAATGGAACGCCTACGTACATAACAGGTACTCACTATATGTACTTGCAATGGAGCAAGATTGACGTTGGCGCGCCTGACTTTAGAGAAGCAAATAGATTATTCTTTATATTCTGGGAGGCTTGCAAGGTTGATAAGAGATGTTATGGCATGTGCTATCTTAAAAATAGACGTTCTGGGTTTTCTTTCATGAGTTCAGCAGAAACTGTTAATCAAGCTACAATATCGAGTGATAGTAGATACGGAATACTATCTAAGAGTGGTGCCGATGCAAAGAAGATGTTTACTGATAAAGTTGTGCCTATATCAATAAACTATCCTTTCTTTTTCAAGCCAATACAAGATGGTATGGATAGACCTAAGTCTGAGCTAGCGTATCGTGTTCCTGCGAGTAAATTTACCCGTAAGAAAATAGAAACAAACGAAAAGCTAGAAGAGATAAAAGGTTTAGATACTACAATTGACTGGAAGAACACAGGTGACAACAGTTATGATGGTGAAAAGCTTTCACTACTAGTGCATGATGAGAGTGGTAAATGGGAACGACCAGATAACATACTCAATAACTGGCGAGTTACAAAGACTTGCTTAAGATTAGGTAGTAGGATTATAGGTAAATGCATGATGGGATCAACGAGTAACGCTCTCGACAAAGGTGGTGATAATTTTAAAAAGTTATATAACGACAGTGATGTAACACAACGAAATAGAAATGGTCAAACACGCTCTGGTTTATATTCTTTGTTTATCCCAATGGAATGGAACTATGAAGGATTTATTGATCAGCATGGACGACCAGTGTTTGACACTCCAGTTGAAGAACGTTATGGACCAGACGGTGAACTAATTGACATTGGAGTAATAGAGAACTGGGAAAACGAAGCCGATGGGCTAAGAGGCGATCAAGATGGTTTAAATGAATTTTATCGTCAGTTTCCTAGAACAGAAGAGCATGCGTTTAGAGATGAAACAAAAAATAGCTTATTTAATCTTGTTAAGATTTACGAGCAAATAGATTATAACGAAGGAGTTAAGACAGACGCTACAGTTACTGTTGGTAGCTTTCAATGGATTAACGGAATAAAAGACACTCAAGTTGTTTTTAGTCCAGATCCAGGAGGAAGGTTCAAAGTAAGTTGGGTTCCGCCTTCTAACCTTCAAAATAGAACAATAATTAAAAATGGAATACGTTATCCAGGAAATGAACACATGGGAGCTTTTGGCTGTGATAGTTACGATATTAGTGGGACTGTTGATGGACGTGGCTCAAATGGCGCGTTACACGGATTAACTAAGTTCAGTATGGAAGATGCTCCGGCTAATCATTTTTTCCTAGAATATGTAGCTAGACCACAGACTGCTGAAATATTCTTTGAAGATGTATTGATGGCTTGCAAATTTTATGGCATGCCTATACTAGCAGAAAACAATAAGCCTAGACTTCTTTATTATTTAAGAAGAAGAGGATATAGGGGATACTCTATGAATAGACCAGATAAAACCTGGAATAAGCTTTCGGTGGCAGAAAAAGAGATTGGTGGTATACCAAACTCTAGTGAAGATATAAAACAAGCTCACGCCTCTGCTATAGAAATGTATATTCAAAGCCACGTTGGTCATTTAGGTGATGGAGTGTATGGTAACATATACTTCAACGAAACACTTAATGACTGGGCTAAGTTCGACATAAACAAGCGAACTAAGTTTGATGCCGCTATAAGTTCTGGGCTAGCTGTTATGGCTTGCAATAGACACTTGTATATGCCAAACGCAAAGGTCGAAAGACAAAAGTTAAATTTAAGCGTAGCCAAGTTTGACAATAAAGGCTATTCATCGTCAATAATTAAAAAATAAATATGGCTGGGTCAGTTATAAAAAATTATTTTCCTTCTCAAGTTGTTAGTGATATTGAGAAAGTGTCAATGGAGTATGGTATGAAAGTAGCTAAAGCTATTGAGTACGAATGGTTCGAAGACAGGTTTTCACATAGTAATAGGTATTTAAACAATAGGGTAGAATTTCACAAGCTTAGGCTATACGCAAGAGGCGAGCAGCCAATACAAAAATACAAAGATGAGTTGTCTATAAACGGTGACTTGTCATACTTAAACTTAGACTGGAAGCCAGTTCCAATTATATCTAAATTTGTTGATATAGTTGTAAATGGTATGTCTAATAGGGCTTACGAAATAAAGGCTTACTCTCAAGATCCGTATGGAATGAGCAAGAGGACAGCTTACATGGAAGGAATACTAGCTGATATGGACACTAAGGATCTAGCTCAATACGCTAGCGCTAAGTTTAAAGTCAATGTTTTTGATAATCCACCTGAGCAACTACCTTCGTCTATTGAAGAGCTTCAACTACACATGCAACTGTCTTACAAGCAGGCTGTAGAGATAGCACAAGAGCAGGCTCTTGACGTGTTGATGGAAGGTAATAGATATGAATTAATCAAAAAAAGATTTTTCTACGATTTAACGGTAATAGGAATAGGTGCTGTTAAAACTGGGTTTAACACTTCAGAAGGTGTAACAATAGAATATGTTGATCCATCAAACTTAGTTTACTCCTACACTGACGATCCTTACTTTGAAGACTTATACTACATAGGTGAAGTGAAAAATATACCCGTTAACGAGCTTGTTAGAGAGTTTCCAAACTTAACGCAAGGCGAGCTTGAAGAGATAGTTCAAGAGTACAACAGTTACACCGGTAATACTAAATACGGATATAACACAGGTAAGAAAACAGATAATAATAAGGTTCAGGTTTTGTACTTCAACTACAAGACTTTTATGAACAACACCTACAAGGTTAAAGAAACTGCAACTGGAGCGCAGAAAGCTATAAAGAAAGATGACTTATTTAATCCTCCTAAAGACAAGCAAGAGAATTTTACAAAACTTCAAAAGCAAGTTGAGGTTTTATATGAAGGTGCTTTAGTTCTAGGATCAAACAAGATGCTTAAGTGGGGCATGGCTAAGAATATGACTAGGCCAAAAAGTGACTACAACAAAGTTAAGATGAACTATCACATCGTGGCACCTAGGATGTACAACGGAAGTATAGACTCTTTAGTAAAACGTATAACAGGTTTTGCTGATATGATTCAACTTACACATTTAAAACTACAACAAGTAATGTCTAGACTAGTTCCTGATGGAGTTTATTTAGATGCTGATGGTTTGGCTGAGATAGATTTAGGTAATGGAACCAACTACAATCCACAAGAAGCTTTAAACATGTATTTCCAGACAGGTTCTGTTATTGGTAGATCTTTAAACGAAAACGGAGAGTTTAATCCTGGCAAAAACCCAATACAAGAAATACAGTCTGGTTCTGGTGGACAAAAAATGCAAAGCCTAATAGGTACATATAACTACTACCTACAGATGATAAGAGATGTAACCGGCTTAAATGAAGCTCGTGATGGTAGTATGCCAGCTGAGAGATCTTTAGTTGGTATTCAAAAAATGGCAGCTGCAAATAGTAATACAGCTACTAGACACATTTTGCAAGCAGGATTATTTTTAACTTCCGAGGTAGCTGGAGCTTTGACACTTAGAATATCTGATATACTAGAATACTCTCCGACTAAAGATGCCTTTACACAAGCAATAGGAGCGCACAATGTCGGAACACTAGAAGATATATCTGATATGTATCTTTATGACTTTGGTATATTTCTAGAGCTTTCTCCTGATGAAGAAGAAAAGCAGTTACTAGAAAACAACATACAGCAAGCGTTGCAGCAACAATTGATAGAGCTTTCAGACGCAATTGATCTTAGAGAAATTAAAAACATAAAGCTAGCTAATCAATTGCTGAAGATTAGAAGACAAAAGAAGTTAATGCAAGATCAAAAGATGCAGCAAGAAAACGCGGCTGCACAAGCTAAAGCTCAAGGTGAAGCACAGCAGGCTGCTGCTCAAGCTGAGGCTCAAAAGAATCAAGCTATTACGCAATCTCAAATAGCCCTTGAAGAAGCTAAGGAAAACTTCAAAAGAGAAACCATGATGCATGAGGCTAATGTTAAGAAGCAGCTAATGGATCACGAGTTTCAGATCAACATGCAGTTAAAGCAGATGGAAGTAACGGGGAAAAAGCAAGCTGAGACTGGAAAAGAAGATCGTAAAGACGAAAGAACAAAGATACAAGCCTCACAACAAAGTGAGCTTATAGACCAAAGAAAAACCGGTGGACCACCTAAAAAGTTCGAATCTGCCGGTAATGATATACTCGGAGGTGGATTCGGTATGGAAACATTTAACCCGAGGTAAACTAACTAATTTATATTTTATATTATGGAAGAAAATGAAAACGTAGAAGAAGTGCAAGGCACTGAATCAACAGAAGAACAAGTTGTAGAGCAAGAGTCGCCGGTATCTTATAAGGAAGATGGTACTATTGTTTTAGATATGAACAAGCTTAACGAAATAGAGCAAGAAGTACAGGTTGAAGAGCAACCAATTGAAGCTACTCAAGAAGTAGCGCAAGAGGTGGCACAGGAAGAAGAAGTGAATAACGTTGTAGAAGCTGCTAACGAAGCTTTAGACAATGCAGCACAAACTGGAGCTCAGCTACCAGAAAACATACAGAAGCTGGTAGATTTTGTTAATGACACCGGCGGAAGCGTAGAAGACTACGTAAAGTTAAATCGCGACTATAAAGAAATGGATAGTCAAACTGCTTTACAAGAGTACTACGAAAGAACTAAACCTCACTTAACAAAAGAGGAAGTGAGCTTCATAATGGAGGATCAGTTTTCTTTTGATGAAGAGATTGATGATGAAAAAGATATAAAAAGAAAAAAGTTGGCTTTAAAAGAGCAAGTTGCAGAAGCCAAGACCTACTTAGACGGGGAAAAGTCTAAATATTACGACAAGATTAAAGCTACGCCAACTGTCAATGATGATTATCAGAAGGCAATGGATTTCTTTAATCGATATAACGAAGAGGCTGAACAAAATCAGCGAGTAACTGAAGAGCGCTCTAAGTATTTTGAAGAAAAAACAGATAATGTTTTTAACAACGAATTCAAAGGTTTTGAATATGAAGTTGGTGATCAAAAATTTAGAGTAAACGTTCGTGATGCTGCTAAGACGAAAGAGGCACAATCAGATCTTAATAATTTTATCAACAATCATATAGATGATGACGGTAAGATTAAAGACGCTGCTGAGTACCACAAATCGATTTATACAGCAATGAACCCTGATGTTGTCGCTAGGCATTTCTACGAGCAAGGCAAGGCCGATGCTTTGAAGATGTCTGTAGCTGAAACTAAAAATATCGACATGTCACCTAGATCTTCTCATGGAGAAGTAGAGGCTGGAGGTATTAGAGTTAGAGCTCTTGATATAGATACAACACCTTCGTTTAAATTTAAAAAACGAAAATAATTTAACAATTTAAAAACAATTTATTATGGCAATTACTCCAGGAAGTAGTTTAAATGCAACGCCAGCTCCAAATAAGCAAACGTTGAATAACAACTACTTAGATTTTACGGCTACAGGTGCGGGAGTTAACACTTGGGCTCAACAATATTTACCAGACCTTATGGAAAAAGAGGCTGAAGTTTTCGGACCGAGAACTATCGCAGGCTTTTTATCTAAAATAGGTGCTGAAGAGGCAATGCAAGCTGATCAGGTTGTATGGTCTGAACAAGGACGTTTACACATTTCGTACACAGGACAAGTTACTCACGCAACTCAAGGTGTACCAACAAACGCTTCTGAAATTACAATTACTAAAGAGATTGACGGAGCAGGTGTTACTTCTTCAGGAACTGTAGTTGATCACGCTGTTAGAGTTCACGACACTATTGTTGTGGCTAACTCAAACGGTGTTTTTAAATGTATGGTAACAGAAGTCGCAGGTAACGTTATCTCTGTAGCTTGCTACACGCAAGATTCGCTAGCAACTTCTTCTACTGCAAACGACACGACTATATTGGTTTATGGTTCTGAGTATGCAAAAGGTAAGTCTTACACTAATGCAGCAGGTACAGCGGTATCTGACTCTCACAGTGCTAACGAGCCTAAAATGCAAACTTACAGCAACAAGCCAATCATCATCAAAGATTACTACGAAGTATCAGGTTCTGACACTGCTAGAATCGGTTGGGTTGAAGTTACAGGTGAAGAAGGACAATCAGGTTACTTATGGTACTTGAAGGCTGAAGCTGACACAAGAGCTCGTTTTAACGACTACTTAGAAATGGCTATGCTTGAAGGTGAAAAGTCTGCTTTAGATGGTTCTGATACTTTAATTGAAGGATCGTTTGGTATGTACGGCGCAACTGGAAACCAAGTTGGTACTGAAGGTTTGTTTGCTGCTATCGAAGCAAGAGGAAACGAAACTTCTGGTGTAACTGGTGTTAATGCTGCTACTGACTTAGCTGAATTTGATGCTATCTTAGCTGAATTTGACAAGCAAGGTGCTATTGAAGAAAACATGATGTTCGTAAACAGAGCTACTAGCTTAGCAATGGATGACATGTTAGCTTCTATGAATTCTTATGGTGCTGGTGGTACTTCTTACGGAGTATTCGAGAACGATGAGGATATGGCATTAAACTTAGGTTTTTCTGGATTCAGAAGAGGTTCTTATGACTTCTACAAGTCTGATATGAGATACTTAAATGACAAAGCTACTCGTGGTGGAATTAACGCTGCTGCTGGTTCAAATGCAATCAGAGGAGTTATTATTCCTGCTGGTACATCAACTGTTTACGATCAGCAATTAGGAAAGAACCTTAAGCGTCCTTTCTTACATGTTCGTTACAGAGCTTCTCAGACAGATAATCGTAGAATGAAGACTTGGACTACTGGTTCGGTTGGAGCTGCTACATCTTCTTTAGATGCAATGCAAATTCACTTCTTATCTGAAAGATGTTTAGTTACTCAAGGTGCTAACAACTTTATGTTAATGAAGTAGAAATACTTTTTGAACTACCCTGCCTTCGGGTGGGGTAGTTTTTTATTAATTTTTTATTATATTATATCATGGCTAAAAAGCAAACAACAAAGGTTGAAGTAGAACAACCACAAACAAAAGCTACAAATGAAATGGTTGAGGTGGTTATTGAAAAACCACAACCTAAAAAACCCGATTGGGAAATAAAAGATAGAATGTACTATCTTAAAAACAATAAAAAGCCTTTGTCAAAAATGGTTAAGTCAGCAGGCATTTTCTGGTTTGACGAAGAAAAAGGTTTTGAAAGAGAGTTGAAGTATTGTAAGAATCAACAAACTTCTTTTGTTGATGAAATGAAAGGTGATCAAAGGCTTTCTCACATTATATTTAGAGCAGGAAGTTTATTCGTGCCTAAAGAAGAAACGGTTTTACAAAAACTACTATCATTATACCATCCTCATAGAGAAAATATATTCTACGAGCACAAACCAATTAAAGTTGCTGAAAATCAACTAGACTGGTTAGAATTTGAAGTTGAGGCAATGGTAATAGCTAGAGGAATGGACGTTGATATGGCTGAGGCTATTATGAGAGTAGAGATAGGATCTGAAGTTACTAAGATGAGTTCTAAAGAGCTTAGAAGAGATTTGTTACTATTTGCTAAGAAAAACCCTAAGTTATTCCTAGAGTTGACTACAGATGACAATGTAATGCTAAGGAACTTTGGTATTAAAGCTGTAGAAGCTAGAATAATTAAATTATCAGGAGATCAACGTAATTTCATGTGGTCTTCAAACGATAGAAAAATTATGACAGTACCGTTTGACGAACACCCATACTCTGCTTTAGCCGCTTGGTTTAAAACAGATGAAGGAATGGAGATATACTCCAACATAGAAAAGCGCTTAAACGCGTAATCACTATATAGTAGGGCAGCCACTCTGCGGGGTGGTTGCTTAACTATAAAAAAAACATACAATGGCAGTAAACGTAGATTCAGTATATCAAAAAGTATTGGCCATTGCCAACAAAGAACAAAGAGGTTATATAACACCTTTAGAATTTAACCTGCTTGCAAATCAAGCTCAAGACGCTATATTTGAGCAGTATTTCTACGATATTAAGCAGTGGAACGATCAGAAAGCTGGAAACTCTACTGAGTATTCAGACATGCTAGACGTTTTAGCAGAGAAAATATCACCATTCGAACAATACAAAGTAGCTGTGTCTGCCGTAGCTAGTACTAACGAAATAACGCTACCTACAGATACTTACAGGCTAGGTACAGTGTTTTTTGCTGTTGGTGGTGCTTATGATGTTGAAGTTGAGAGAGTTGAAAAAAACGACTTCTTGTACATGGAAAGAACAGCGTTATTTAGCCCTTCAAAGACTAGGCCTGTTTATGTTAGAAAGTCAGATACAAAGCTAAAACTTTTTCCAGCTGCTAATACTCCAGCATACGCTACAGGCAACGTTTCTTGTAATTACATTAAAAAACCATCAGAGGTTTACTTTGGATATGTACTTATACCTCAGTCACAAGGTGGTAATGAATATCCACTATACGACGCTACTAACTCCACTGATTTTGAATTACACCAATCAGAAGAGAATACATTAGTATATAAAATATTAGAACTATCAGGAATAATATTAAACAAGCCAGGGCTTATACAGATAGCCGCTGGAGAAGATCAACAAATAACTCAAGAAGAAAAAGTATAATAAATGGGACTATTAGACAACACGACACAAGCAGCTTATTATGCTGACGGTAATAGTGCTAACTATGGCAACTATCAATTTACATCGCTTGAGCATATTATAAATCAATTTATGCTAGCCTATGTAGGTGAGCAGAAGATAATAGACAAAATAAAAAGAACAGATGTTGCTTTTCACGCTCAACGTGCGTTGCAAGAGTTAAGCTTCGATACTTTCAAATGTACTAAGTCTCACGAAATAGAAGTTCCGAACACGTTAACTTTAACGCTTCCTCAGGATTACGTTAACTACGTAAAACTAGTTGCTGTTGATGCTTCTGGTATACATCAAGTTTTATATCCAACACAGTACTCAAGCGATCCAACAGCTCCACTTCAAACAGGTGCAATAGGTAATGAAAACTTTATAGACGCTGGTGCTGATGGTAGTATTGACTTACAATCAGAGTCGAACACTTGGGATGCGTATAACAACGGCACCGTAGAAACACTAGCTACTGACGGACACGACACTAGCACTTATGACGAGCTTATTGGTGGTAGATACGGAATAGACCCTCAGTTTGCTCAAACAAACGGTTCTTTTTACATAAATGATTTAAAAGGTAGAATACACTTTAGCTCTAATCTTGGTGGAAAAACTGTGATACTTAAGTACATAAGTGACAGCCTAGGTACAGATGACGAAATGCAAGTGCATAAGTTTGCGGAAGAAGCTATGTATAAATATATAGCGCACGCTGTTTTAGCAACTAAAGCAAATGTTCCAGAATATCTAGTAGCTAGATTTAAAAAAGAGGCTTTTGCTTCAAAAAGACAAGCTAAGCTTAGGTTGTCTAATATAAAGCTAGAAGAAATCACACAGATACTTAGAGGTAAGTCTAAGCAAATTAAACACTAGTATATGCCAGAGTTAAAAAGAAATTTTATGCAAGGTCGAATGAACAAAGACCTTGATGAAAGAATAATACCGGACGGAGAGTATAGAGATGCTTTGAACGTAGAGGTTTCTACTTCAGAAGAATCTTCAGTTGGAGCGGTTAAAAATATACCAGGCAACGAATTAATTGGTTCTATTAGGCTTAGCGATAGATGGTGGAAAGGTAATTCTTCGGCTGAAGGCGATATTCAAGGGCCATGGAAATACAGCCAAGCGATAAACGGTAGTGATTTTTCTACGATAGCAGAAACAGTAGGAGCTGTAACCGATCCAGCCACTGACAAAATATATTCTTTTGTGTCTAGTGTAATAGAACCGTACTATGTTCAAGCGGCATCTGGAACATCGTTCACACCTACAGAATACACTAAAACTAGCGTTGGCTCTTCAACACAGTCAAAAGAAGTTGTGGTTAACAATGTTGATAACCTTGCTGTTGGCATA